CTGAAACAGTAAGAACATCTATCGGTGATAGAGTTGTTTCAGTTGCATTTGTTCCTTTTATTAGAAGTAGAACATTATCATTTACTGCAACAAGATTAAAACCTAATACAAGAGTTTATCCATTCTTTGATAACATAGATGTTACTGCATATGTGACACCAGACGGTGGTGCATTAGCTGGTAATCTAGTTACAGACGCTAATGGTAAAGTTGAAGGTACATTTGCAATACCTGATCCTAAAACTAGTTCAAATCCTAGATGGAGAACAGGTCAAAGATTATTCAGATTAACAAGTTCATCTTCAAACAGTTTAACAAACGCAAACGTAGAAACGGCTGCAAACGTTGAATATGTTGCAAGAGGTCTATTAGAAACAGTAAGAGAAACTATTATTTCAAGTAGAGAAGCTCGTGTAGAGATGAGAAGTGTAACAGAAAGTCAAAGTATTACTAGAACATCTACAAGAACGGAAGAAAGACAAGTTGGTTACCATGACCCACTTGCTCAAACTTTCTTAATTGATGATGAAGGTGGTGTATTTTTAACATCCATAGATGTATTCTTTAGTACAAAAGACGCTGCGATACCAGTAACAGTTCAAGTAAGAGATGTTGTAAATGGTTATCCAGGTCAGAAAATATTACCATTCTCGGAAGTAACTTTAAATCCTAGTGCTGTAAATATAAGTACAGATGGTACAACTGCAACTAAATTTACATTTGCAAGTCCTGTTTACATACAATCAAACATAGAGTATTGTTTTGTTGTAATGGCAAACTCACAAGACTACAATGCTTATGTGGCAAGAATAGGTGAAACATCTTTAGATACAAATAGAACAATATCTGCTCAACCATATGCTGGTGTATTATTTAAATCACAGAATGGTATGACATGGTCTGCTGAACAAAATGAAGATATGAAATTCAAATTAAGAAGAGCAGAATTTAGTAACGTAACTGGTACAGTTACATTAACTAACGATACATTAGGAACAAGAACACTTAAAAATAATGCTTTAAGAACAACAAACGGTTCTAAAGTAATTAGAGTATTCCATCCTAATCATGGTATGCACGGTACAAGTAATAACGTTACAATCGCTGGTGTACCTAGTGGTTCACACAATGGTCTTGCACACGATAAAATCAATGGTACATATACTGCAATCTCAAACGTAACATTAGACAGTTACGATATAACATCTACAAGTTCATCAAATGCTACTGCAACAGGTGACATTGGTGGCGCTGCTGTAACAGCAACACAAAACAGAGTCTTTGATGTATTAAACTTAGGTGGTATTCAAACAGTAACTTTACCTGATACAAACATTGATTACTTTGTAAGAACAACAACTGGTAGATCAGTACATGGATCAGAAACAGAATTTACATTAACATCAGCAACAAATAAACTTGCTGTAATTAATAACGATAATATTGCTTTCACAGCACCTCAAATGGTTGCAAGTGGAATAAATGAAACAAACGAAACGCAAATTACAGGTGGTAAATCTTTCTATACAATTTTAGAATTAACAACTACAAATACAAAACTTTCTCCTGTATTAGATACTCAAAGAATGAGTGCCTTTACTATTCAAAACAGATTAAATAATCCTACAAGTTCTAATACACCTAGTTTTGTTAGTGATACAGCAAATACAGGAACATCATCAGCTGCTGTTTATTGTACTAAACCAGTATTATTAGAAAACAACTCAAAAGCATTAGACATTAGATTAACTGCAAACATAAGAGCAACATCTGAAGTTGAAATGTACTTTAGAGCTGCAACAGATGGCGACAAACTAGATGATTTAAGTTGGACACCTTTCAATACAGATGGTAGTCCAGATTCATCTATTGTACCTGCTGAAGATGATACAACATTTAAAGAATACAAATATACAGCAAGTGATATAAATGACTTTACTAATTTTCAACTTAAAATAGTTATGAAAGGAAGTAATTCATCATATCCACCTGTATTAAGAGATATGAGAGGAATAGCACTGGCGGTATAAGATGAGCAAATTAAGAGTAGAAGGATTTTCTAATTTAGTAAGAGATACTAACTCAAATGCCATCGTTAACGTAAACAAAAGTGAATTTCAACTTTATATGTCACGTCACAAGACTAGACAAAAACAAGGTGATGAATTAAGAGGCGCAATAAAAGAAATAAATACTTTAAAACAAGAATTATTTGAAATAAAAAGATTAATAAAGGAAATTAAAAACTAATGGCTGCAAGACAAATAACTGCAACACAAACACTAGAAGACTTTAGAGTACAGTTTAATGCTCTATCGGCTACTGACTTTGGCGATATTGCAACACTTGACTCTAACCTTTCTGCAACATCTGTAATAGGTGCTGTAAATGAGTTATACGCTGCGATTGCTGGTGCATTATCTTTTACGATTTCTGATGGTTCAAATACTCAAACACTTGTAAATGGTAACACAATATTATTTCAAAGTACAGCAAATCAAGTTACAGCAACGGTAAGTGCAACTGATAAAGTAACTTTGTCATTACCTGATGATGTAACAATCGCTGGTGAATTTACTGCTAGTGGTACAGGTACTCATACATTAGGTCCGTTAACATTTGCAGGTAGCACAATTGCAAGTTCAGGCTCTACTATTACTTTAAGTGATGATGTAACAATGCCTGCAGCTAAAACGTTAACTGTAGATAAAATTTCAAGTAATCAATCATTTGTTGATTTTGGAAGTAAAAACGTATCAACTGACGGATTCTTCTATACAACATTATCAACTGGTGGTATAATATTTGAAGGATCAACAGCAGACGGATTTGAAACTACTATCAATGTTGTAGACCCTACAGCAGATAGAACGATCAATTTCCCTAATATTTCGGGTACAGTAGTAACAACTGGTGATACAGGATCTATCACAGGTACTATGATTGCCGCTGATACTATCGCTGAGGCAAATATGGCTAATGACGCTATAGGTCAGGATCAACTGAAAAGTGTAGTAGAATTAAGAATTTTAGACTCTAATGGGACTGTTGTAAAAACAATGTTTGCGGCAGGCGCCTAATTAGTATAAATATAAATAAGTAAGAGAGGTACTTACTGAAAAGATAGTACCAAATAAAGAAAAACGAGGAAATTATGGCAGTAAGAAAACCTTTATTCGTAAGCAGTGGAAATCTACAAGAGATGACTACAGCTATGGTAGACGAAATAGTTGATGGTATAATCTATCAATATTCACAAGATCCATCTGTGGTCTTAACGGTAGGATCATCTGGTAACATAGGTACTATTAACGATACAAGAAAACAGGCAGGTGCTCAATCAACAAGTGCAAGTTCATTCCCAAGTGAAGGAACTACAGCAGAGCCATCTACAGTAACAGTTTCATATAACAAAGTAACATCAACAGCGACAGGCGGAACGCCAACTTCTGATTCAGGAAAAACATTCCCAGTTTATTACAATTCATCAGGACAAATACAGGCGATGAATTTAACAGACGTAAAAGATACTTTTTTACATCCTGCAATAGATTTACTTACATCTGGATCAACAGGATCGCAACAAGGTGGAACATATACAGTAACAACTTCATCAACTGCTGCTTCTGGTTTTACTAACGTAAGTACAACAGCAATATTCACAGATACAAGAGCAGATACATCTGCTTATTCAGCAGGTTCAATTCCTGAAACACAAGATCAACCTACTACTATTACAAACTATTTTTTACATAGAGTAAACGGTGCTTCTGCTTCATATACTGAACCATACTTTTTAGATGGATCTAACAACATACAAGAATTTACAACTGCCAATTGGAATTCTTTGATGTTAGGTTGGATTAAAAAGACTGCTGCTGATTCATCTGATGGATATGCAATTAGTTATTCACTAGGAACAACTGCTACTGGTAACACAAGAGGTTCTGGTATGGGTGATACAATTTTAAATGGTTCTGGTAATTATCAAACAAGACAAGTAAACAATGATGATTATAGGGCGCAAGAGTTTCCTAATGGTTCTGCTACAACAGCAAACACATATTATTTAAGAATTATTAAGTCGTAATAGACTTACTATATATTATGAATTATGAATATATTATTAACAGGTAGTGACGGCTTTATAGGCAGACACTTAAATAACTTTTTAAAACCAAATCATAAAGTAATTTGCATAGACAAAGAAACAGGTAATGATTTATTATCCTGTGACCTCAAATATTCTGTAGATTTAGTTATACATCTTGCTGGTTTATCTGGCGTTAGAGATAGTTTAGATAGATCGGAAGAGTATTGGATACAAAATGTAATTGCAGGTCAAAGACTTTTTGATTTTTTCAAAGACACAAGAATCTTATACGCAAGTTCATCAACAGCACACGAGCCATGGAAAAATCCATATGCAATGAGTAAATATGGTTTAGAACGTATTGCTCCTGCTAATAGTATGGGTATGAGATTTACAACCGTGTATGGTCCTAATGCTAGAGAAAGTATGTTGATACCAAGAATATTAAGAAATGATGTTCCTTATATCAACACAAATCATAGTAGAGATTTTATACACGTTGACGATTTAGTGAGAGCGATAGATACTTTGATGAAATCAAATTTAACAGGTGTAACAGATATAGGTTCTGGTACTACAAATAATCTCGTAGAATTAATTGAATATTTCGGTATTGATTGTGAACGTGTTGTGGGAGAACAAACGGAGAGATTAGATAACCTAGCTGATAATACACTACTAAATAAAATAGGTTGGTCACCTAAAATAAACTTATATGACTATATTAAGGAGAACAGAAATGATAACTGAAGAATATTTAAAAGAGAATTTTATAACAGCACACTTTATTGACAATGAAAGAAAAAACATAGAGATACTAAGCACATCGGAAGATAAGACACAAACTATTCCAACTATAATAGAATACAACGAAGAACATCCTTCGTTTAAAGCTCTTATGACAATGATTACTTTAGATCAATTACATGAGTACACATATCAGAAAGTTAAGAACGAAAGAAAACTATTTGAAGAATCAGTTTTAAGAATTGCAAGAAAAGATGGTATCATTATGGATTCTGCAAAGATTGATACAAAGTTTTATCCAAAAGTTGTTGACTCATTATTCAATGATGAAGATAACCAAGATCATATATTTGCTTTAAAACTGGCAGTATTTGAATTAGATAAAGTAAAAGATTCAGATAAAGAAGACTTAAAGAAAAAACTAAGGCAGTCTAAAAGTAAAATAGAAGTTTTAAGTATTGCTTGTGATATACTATCTTAAAAAATAGTTAGTATACCAACCAGTCCAACCTTTTTCCATAATATGTTGCATTTGACCAAGTGTACATATGCTATATGACAAAGGTTTATAATACAAATAGTCTTTAATTGAAGGACATACTCTTTCATACGTTTTATAGTCAATGAATTTATAGTACCATTCATCACTACCTCTAGTGTAGGTATCCACGTAGAAATCGTCCTGTTCTTTAAATTTATCCCATATGTAAGATACATCACCAGTCCATGATACTATAGATGAGTTTAAAGGTGTGTGAGCAGGTTCTCTCCACCACGTATCATCCAATAACGTAAAATCTTTTCTTATTAGATTAGGTAACTTATTATAGATAATCATATCTAAATCAAAATACAAGTTTTCCCCATCTCGGAACCTATCGTACATCTGAAATTTGTTAAACCAATTACCATATAGGTCGTCTTCTATAACTTCAAAACTATCATACTTTAGACCAGAGTATTCATCTATCATATGTTTTAAGTTATCAACGTGCCATTGATTAAACTTATTGCCAAATCTACAACAAATAATCCGCATTTATTTTTCTTCCTACTCCTGTAAAATGTATAACTTTAAGTTTCTCGTTGACTTCTTTATCTAGTATCATAAAGTCAGTATTGAATTTTTGCATGTACATTTGATTTAATTTTAAGTTTTCTGCAAAGTCATCCGTATATTTTGCTATCCATTGACTAGGTGTTTTTGATAATTTTGCTTTGTGTTCTAGTATCTTCCACTTGACATAATTTTGTTCGCCATAATATTTCTTATGTACTGTGCCTTCATTATAAAAATGTAATTGCCAGTATTCAGGATTGAGTGCAAAGTCATCCCATACATATTTTAAACTACCTGATTTAAATTTATAGAAACCACCATTGATACCTAGTTTGTTTTCCCACCATTGACCATATGTTAATAGTTCATTATCTGATACAGGACGACCTAGTAATTCATCTATGTTATTGACAATAACTTGATCTATATCCATAATGATTATATCATCACCTGGTTTCTGATATGCAAAATGAGGACTAAAGAATTTTAGTTTATGCCAATGTTTTACTATATTACTATGATGATTATAAGGTAGGACTACATCTGCTTTGACATCTGTATCACTTAAACATACAAACTCAAAGTCTATTGATGAGTGTTTACGTAAACTATCGTGTAGTCTTTCAACATAATCAGGTGTGTAGAAACCATCAAAATATACCGTACATATTTTAAGCATTTAAAAACCAAATTTATTTTTTGTTGTAAAGTCAACAGGATTATCAAAAGCATTTATTCTTCTCCATACAAGATCAAAATCTTTATTGATAGCATGGCAAAGTATAGTTTCTTTAGGTATAAAACCTTGGCTGTATAGGAAGTAATGCCATTTGTCATCTAACCATTGTACAGGCACTTTGTTTTCTTTTAATTTAACTGAAAACAATGTTTCATTATCCCAACCAAAGTATTGTCTTACCTTATCAGGAAATATATTAGTAACATACTTGTCGTTATGTTTTATTACATGTACAGCGCCAGTTTCATCATCAATTTTTACTTCATCTCTTGTTTGTATTTTTAAATGTTTCATTAATGTAAGATTATTTTCAAAGTGATTAAAGTAATCTAATTTATCTAAATGTTCTTTATTGATACCTACAATACCAGTATTAATTACGTCATTATTTGTACTTAAACCTTTTTCAAATAACATTGCTTGAGCATTAAAATATTTTGATGATGGACTTCTTATAGTTTGTGATGTGTCGTTAACTCTTTCAATAGGTATTCTTCTATCGTTATTGTTTAAAACTGCAATGCCTTTTGTAAGGTCCCAATGCTCAAAAAAATTTAAATTTTGTATAGGTACAACATCAAAATCTAAAAATAAAATTTCATCATAGGTTTTACCTAGTTCATACATTAAATGTATTTTGTAAAAGTTTATTATATTGTAAGTTGTAAGATAAGGATACTTTTCTTTTAGTTGATTTGAATATACAATATAATCAGGACCATACTCAAACATTTTAAAATCGGCACCTATTTCTTTAGCATAATATTCTTTACAAGCACAAAGTTGACCATAATGTATTTTAAATTTATTTTTCGTATTAATATTAATAGGTGTATCACCTTCTTTCAGTAAATTTTTATCAAATATATCTATTTCTTCTTTTGGTATATCAATGTATAAACTATAAATTACTCTTTGCATATTTCACCTATTAACGTAAATCTTGTTCCTCTTTCATCATTGATTTCATCTTTAACTTTGACTTTTGCATTTTCAGGCAATTGTTTTTCAAACTCATCTATATCATTTACACAATTTATATGTGTATCAATATTAAACATGTCATTTGATTGAAACGCAAAATGACAATCTTCTTTCATTCTAGTCCACCATGGCACCTTACGTGTTATAGGTTCACCAAATGGCGAGTTAGCATATAATGATCTAGGTCCTTTAGGTCCCCATTCCGACATAGGTCTCATATGTTCACAAGAAGTATTAATAAATATATCAGTAGTTTCATATTCACGTTTAAACATTTCAAATATATCACCTACTATAAATTGTACATTATGTGGATCGTTAAACATTCTATTTTTTACTGGAACATCAACACTATAGTCCATAAACAATCTGTTTTTTGCAACGTTTATAACTCTTTCATCCATATCAATCAAAGTTATCTTTTTAACTCTTGGCGCTAGCGCTGGTATAAAAATACTACCAAACCAACCTGCAAATATAACTACTTCAGATTTTTCGTTGATTAATCCTAGTTTATCTAGGTGATTTACAATATTCATTTTAGCATTTACTTGTGGAGTGCTAAATGAGTCTAACAAAGCGTTTTCAATATCTGGTTCTTTTTTTATTGTAGTCAATACATTAGAAAGTAATCTATAATCTAATTTATTATTTGTAGCACTTAAAATATTGTGCATAAAACCAAATTGGTCGTCCTCTTTTATGCAATAAACAATATCGTCAAGTGTATTATAGTTTACATCTTTATTTTGTAAGTCAACAATATTTTTTAGATATTTTAAATCTTCTCTTTCTATCATTTTCTTATAATCCAATCATTTATTACGAGCAAATCTAAAGCAGTTCTTCTAAAAGTTCTTAATGCGTGATGAGGTGCTTCTACGATTGGCTCTTGGCAATTGAAACTCGTATTGAGTAACATAGGTATGCCTGTTATCTTATAAAACTCGTTCACTATATTATAAAACTTTTCATTATCATTCCTATTTATAGTCTGTATTCTAGCCGTATTATCAACGTGTGTAATGCCAGGTACAAGTTTAGTTTTCACTTTACATATCCTAGACATGTAAGGACTAGGACCTCCTCTTGTGTCAAAATATTCTTTGTAGTGTTCTTCTAATACTACAGGTGCAAAAGGTCTAAAGTCTTCTCTTAATTTTATTGTATTGTTAATAATTTCTTTTATGTCAGGATTACGTGGGTCTGCAAGTATTGATCTATTTCCTAATGCACGATTACCACTTTCTGATTTACCTTGAAACCAACCTACTATTTTACCATCAGCAATTGCTTGTGCAACTTCTTTATAGTTTGCCTTTTCTTTTCCTACATAATCATATTCTTTACCAGCATATAATTCTGATTTGTGTATATTTTCATTTAAGACAAAATCAGCGTGTTGATATGCACCAATGGCTTGTCCCTCATCACCTACTGCTGGTGGCACAAATACATTATTATAGTGTTTAGTAAATTCTTCATTCATATATCCGTTATAAGCAACACCACCTGCAATACATAAATTATCACAAGTCTTTAATGGATATACATGTTCTCTAATTCTATCTAAAGTAAATTTTTGTAATGTATATGCCAGGTCATCTATGCCATGTGTATCTACATCAATCATTTTAAAATGTTCTTGTTTCTTTTCTGTAATAGGACCATCTAGTATTATTTCAAACATATTATAGTAATATCTACTAAACTTACCATATCCTACTTTACCCATAAGTTTACTTGCACCGAGTGTACCAAAACCTGTAAGACCTGACATGTGATTCCATAACCAACCGATAGGTAACTTATCTGATAGATCAATTAAGTTTTGTTCTTTGTCAAAGAATACACATCTAAATTTAGAACCTATACCATCTATCGCAAGTATATCAGACTCTTCATAACCTGAATTGATAAGTGCATAAGCGGCGTGTGATTGATGATGATCTATGAAGTAAATATCATCTTTGTAATAATGATCCCATAGTTTCTTAGGATCGTAATTAAATATTTCATCATGGCCTTTAAGTACTGTATTTAATAGTTCTTGTTTTGATTTTCTAATGCCGCCAAACGTATATGTAAATGCTAGTATAGCGTCATCTGGTTTTTTAAAATAATTTTCTGTAAATTCATCATTCAAGGTATAATCACTTACGTTTAGTACATCTGATTGATGAGCATATGCCTCTGCCTTGTATGGTAAGTTATGTTTAAATCGTGTGTGTCTTTCTCTTTGATTGTGATGTACACCATCGTAGGTATTGTGATCGTGTAAATTTAAAGCAACTGCAAATATTTTATCCATTTAGTATAGCCTCATATTTTGATAATGGAAAATGACCTTTAGGTTCAACCCATTCCATACATGTTTTACAATAATTTTCATATTTAAATAATCTAAAATTCATCATCTTATCTACATTCTCCTGTGTTATATCAAATGTTCTGGAGTGAATTGCATTATTAGCAAACTTTTTACTACAATGTACAATCTTTCTTGTTTCAAAATTAATAACAGGTACCATAGGAAAGGCAGCACACATCTTCCTATCTATTTCAGCTGCTTGTCTATGTACTGCTGTTACATCATCTTTATTAGGTGTTCTACCATTAAATGATTTCCACATTGTGTTTTTATGATTTAACTTTTTCATTTCTTCAGGAAACTTATCTTTGTATTTAAAGTAATTAGGTGTTTTCACACACAGATTATAATTGTTGTAATCATTTGGTTGTATAAAACCATAAGGTGCTAATTTATCTAAATTACCTAGTTTTTTAATACCGTCTTCATAGAAATCTAATATATTATGTTCAACATAAAGTATATCAGGATCTTTTAGTATATGTGGATATCTTTTACGTACAAAAGAGTTTGAAAGTACTGAAGGCACGTGATTAGGATTCTTTTTGACTTCAGCAATAACATCATCTAAATTTTTTATTAGACCAGGCTCACCACCTAGTAAACAAACACGTACCTTATAATTTCTTAAATAGTATAATGTTTGTTTTAGAAAGTCAAGGTCAACTGTCAAGTTTCTCATTTCTAAAGTATAACTTGTACAGTAATGACAATCTTTATTACAAGACATAGACATAAAAAAATCTATCGCCAAATAATTCTGTTGTATTTCTTTTAAATCAATCATCTATTATCAAATTTATCAAAGAATAATTTATTAAATGCAATTAACAATTTTTCTCTAGGTCTAGGTTTAAATTTAGTTTTTTTGAAACAATAATCTTTTGTTTCATAAGCCTTCTCTATAAGATACTCGTAAATATCTTCGTTTTCTTTTTCTGTATAAGACCTGTCTATATCTATTTTATCATTAAAGATAAACTTCATTCGTTTTACAAATTCTCTTAATCTGTATGGAATCTTATCTGTTATATCAACCATATTATCATGTTCATCAATATAACAAAATGTAGTTATGTCAGGACTAATTATTATTTTCATACCGTCATCATTATACTTGTACAAGTTTTATCAATTTCATCATCTGTTAAATATGGATGAATAGGCAATGTTAATATTGTATCACATATTAACTGACTATTCAAGCAGTTATCTTTTCTATTTAGAATAGATTTATACATAGGGTTTTCTGATATTGGTTTAGGATAATGTACATTAGCGTTAAGTCTTTTCTGTAAATTGTCCCTAGTTTCTTTGTTTTCTAATCGTATAACGTATTTGTGATAACAATGATTAACAATATCATCTACATGTGGTATAGTCACAGGTAAATCTTTTAGATTATTAGTATATCTTTTTGCAACTCTAAATCTCATATCTTGCCATTCGTGCATTTTGTCCATTCTAAAATTAATAAACTCAGCATTGATTGCTAACATTTTAGAGTTATATCCTAGTACTTCATTGTTGCCGTGTCTTCTCAACTTTCTAACTAAATTAGCTTCTTCTTTATTATCTGTAAGAAACGCACCACCCCCAGCTAATCCTGCAACTGGTTTGTTTGCATTGAAACTTAATGTTGAAACATCACCATATGTACCTGCATATTGACCATTTCTATTTGCACCAAACGATTGACAAGAATCCTCTATAAGTTTGATATTTTTTTCTTCACAAAACTTTTGAATATATTGCATGTCAGATATATTACCAAACAAGTGTGGATATATAATTGCTTTTACTTTATCTGAATACATACGTTTCATACTATCAACTGATATATGATTTGTTTCTAAATCTACGTCACAGAATACAGGTGTCGCACCTACCATTGATACAACAGACGCTGAAGATATCCAAGAGAAGTTTGTAACTAATACCTCATCACCAGGTCCTATATTGTTTACGATAAGTGAAAAGTGTAAGGCGTCTGTACCACTATTTACTGCAACTGCAAATTTTCTACCAATAGTTTTTGCAATACGTTTTTCTAAAAATTCTACATTTCTTTCATTTTCTTTTTGCATAACGTTATCAAAAAGTTTTAAGTATTCATTTTTGTTTGCTAGATATTCTCTATCCCAACCTGTCATATATAAACTCCGCTATTTGTTGTTGCCCTTTTTCACTTGGGTGTAAATCTTTTTCTGATATTCTGTCTATGTTTGGTTTTATGTCGTGTGATTCACCTGGATCCATCCAATTAATAAAGTTTTTATCTATTTTATTATAATATGGATTAGATAATACTTGGTCACGGCACATTTTTTTGTAGTTTTTTTTCCATATATAATCATCACCATCTAATTTATCTTCACCATATGTACCTGCATGTTCTAAAGCTTTGATATTTTTTGGGACGTTTTGAATAAAGGTTGCCTTTCTTTGTCTAAATTGTTCCCACATATAACCTGTGTACATATGAACCATTTGTACTTGTCTGTAAGGTATTCGGTGTAATTGCATAATAGATTGAAACGAGTAATAATATCTCATACTTCTATCTATCCAATATTCAATACAACCACGCCAGTCATACATGTCAGCAGTCCATAAATTTTTTCTTGTTTGAAATCCTGACATTTGATAATCACGTCTAGGCGCTGTTGACCATGCAGGTATCATTAATCCTATTTGAGAAATAGGCATAGTTTGTATTTTATCAATCAATGTACTGTAGATGTATTCTTGTCCTTGTCCTGATTTACAAAAATTGATAAGTTGCATATCTAACTTTTCTGCTAATATTTCAGGCCACATTTTCCAAGATGTATCCATATCAGGATGTTCTGCTGAAATAAAGTTAGGATCACCCCAACTACAACCACTTACTATTAAATATTTTTTCATGCTTTATGTTTGTTTATAGACTCTCCTATTTCATCTATGTGATGTTCTATTTTAACTTTTTCTTCATCATCACCTCTACCACTACAATGATACATACAATTTTCAGGCACTCTACTTGTATCGCCTGCCTCTCCTTCTCTCATTATCTTTTCAAAATCTAACCATTCATCTGAAAATAATATATCTTCTATACTATCTGCTTCTGCTACTTTACTAACTTTTTCCATCTTCTTAAATAAAGGCGTACTTAACGTATGCTCATGGTCACACCAACAACAAGGCATTAGAACACCTCTATTGTTCATAGCCAATTGCATTTTACCATTCATACATTGAGCAACAAACTTGCCTTTATATTTACTCATCTCTTACATAGCCTTGATATTGTAAATTATATTCTGTAGATTTAGGTCGTAGTGGATCATTTTCAGCCATCCACCTTGACGAGTGTAACATAATCATCATAAGGCCATGTTTCTTTGCAAGGTCTCTTGCCTTTTCTATATTGTGTTCATTGTAACTAAACACGATATATTGCCACGATGGTGATTTTGTTAGATACTCTTTTGCCTTCAACATTATCTTAAATAGTTTTTCGCCATCTTGGTTAACTCTATACATACTACTTTCTTCTGGCATACCATCTATACCAAATATCCATTTTGCGTCAGGATGTGCCTCAAAACATTTTATATAAAATTCTTCTGATTTAGCTGATGACGCATTATGTATTGAAGCCTCATTACCATTCTTATACAAATACTCTAATATCTCTGGGAATTTAGGATGATGTACAGGATCAGATAACTGACCACAAAAATTTAATTGTGTAAAGTGAGCTGCTAGTTTTTTTACTTCGTCCATTGTTGCGTCTTTACCATATACTTTTCTACCATGAAATGTAAAGTTAGTTTGTCTTTGACATCTCATACATTCTAAAGGACATCTAAAACTTATATCAACGTTGATACCATTTCTAGGACGCCTAAAGAAAGAAATAGGACTTGTATCTGTTATAATTTCTCTATCCATTTTAGTAAATTTACTATCTTATCTTTTTGTTCAGTTAAACATTTTGCAGGTCTTTCCCAGTAAACAGGACCGCCATCTTTAAAGGATTTATCTCTTAAATAAATCACTTCTTTTCCTAACCACTTACATTCTTGTATTATTCTAGGTGCAGGATCAAAATTAGGTTTAGTATAAACGTAAGTGTCAAATATACCTAGTAAATTTTGAACAGGCACAAATACATGATTACGCTTTTCATTTATGTATTTGTCTTTATATGCGATTATACCATGATCAGGATAGTCTTTAATATGTTTTTCTACTTCTCTATAGTATGTTCTATTTGTTCCTAAAAACAAATGTTTAAATTGTATATTGTCTTTTACAGGTTTGTATATACTAAAGTTTATAATCTTTTCAAACTGATCGCCCACACCATTTACATATACTTCATGGTCACATAGATCAACAACTTTTTCTGGTGCAAAATTAAAATGTTCAACTGCAAGTGGATATTCCTTAACGTGATTTTCTGAATATACTGATATAAGTTTACCACCAAATAAACTATGTAATGTTAATTTTTGTTCCTCTGTATAACTATTGTAATCAAGGTAGGCAAGTGTAATCATACTTCTACCCATTATCAAAGTTACATCATCTGACTTTGGCATATAGTCATTAAAGATTATATTTTCACATTTTATATAACACTCATTGATAGCGTCTATATAATCTTGCTCTGTATGTTTTTTGTTTGGTATGATAATAAGTTTGGTGTTTATGCCTAGGTCGTTGAGAAAACAACAATGTTCATAACTATAATGAAACAGACCATCTCCAGGCTTACTTGTACATACTATATTTACATTTTTCATAACTAATTATAACATATTTATGTATAAATATCAATAGAGAGTAGAGTAGAGAAGAACGGAATGACAATTGAAAAAGGTATATTTTACTCAAATAAACAATCTAATTGCTGACGCTATATTTTTACCATTAAGTGTTGCATATATTTGGGAATATTGCAAGACACAGGTAACAGATTGGGAACTAGGCGACATCTTCTTTGAAAGAGAATCCGTAGAGGACTATCTAAAAAAGATTGACAATCCTGACATTTTAGCATTATCAACATACGTGTGGAACTGGGACATAACTTGTCAGTTAGCACGAGCAGTCAAAAAGAAATATCCTAATTGTAAAATAGTAATGGGTGGACCACAAGTGCCATTCAAACAAAGTTGGTTAGAAGACAATACTGACCTATGCGATATTATAGTTACATATGCAGGTGAAAGAGCATTTGCTGAAATACTAAAAGGTAACTATACATACCCAGGCGTAATGACAAAAGACTCTTACACGCCACCTAAACCAGATAAAGAAGTAAACGATATACCTAGTCCTTATTTAAGTGGGTTGATGGATAGTCTTATGCAACCTGGTAAACAATATAGTGCTATCATAGAAACAAATAGAGGTTGTCCATATAGTTGTTCTTTCTGCGATCAACAAGATTTATATTACAATAAGATTGCCATGTTTGATTATGATAGAGTAATAGGTGAAATAGATTGGATTGTAAAAAATAAAATTGACTTCTTATACTTTGGCGATAGTAATGTAGGAATGTTTAATAGAGATGTTGACTTCATAAGACATATCGCTAAATGTAGAAATGAACATGGTTATCCTAGACAGATAGATTATAGTACAGCAAAACAACAACCTAAACGTATCGTAGAATTAGGTGAGATACTTAATAAAGAAGCAAAGATAAGACGTGGTGTTACAATTGCTTTACAAAGTATGAATCCTAAAACACTAAAAGCAATCAAAAGAATTAATCTTGCAAATGAAAAACTAGAGCAAATTGTTGGCGACTATAACAAAGCAGGTGTTGACAATTATTGTGAACTAATTGTAGGTTTACCTGAAGAAACATTAGACACGTGGATAGAGGGTATAGGTAAGATATTAGAATTAGGAAGTGACCATGCGTTGACAGTACACCCTTTAAGTATTGTACCTAATACTCCTTTTTCTGAACCTGAATACAAAAACAAATACGGATTCAAATATACAAATACAGCTGCACCTGCAGGTGGTAATACTTATCCTAAAGATAGTAATGGTGAGATTGACATAGTTGCATATGAAAGTAAAAGTTATAGTAAACAAGATTATATTGATATGTATTTTTTTGCTAAAGGTCTTGTAATACCTCATCACTATCATGGTGTTAGTCAAGTTGCAGCTACATATTTAAACCGAGAACACAATATACCATTTATAGATTTTTACAAAAAACTATTTGAGTATAGTAAAGATGGTGTTGGTATACTACATGAAGAATATGTAAATCACACAAACAGTTTAAGAGATAGTTTATTTAAAAATAAAACATGGGGTAGAACTATAGAAGGTGGCGATGATTTTCATATACAAGATAATGGTGCAACAGCTTCTTTCTTGTATAAAAACATAGACGAGGTACATGAAGAAATAATAAGCATATGTAAAAGAGAATATAAAATAGATGTTTCTGAAGTGTGCCAGTTTAACAAGCACATTATTGACACATACGAAAGGGATAGTATAGAAAAACAATTTAACAAAAACTGGTACAGTTGGTTTTTTGATTTGGATCAATTAATTTCAGTTAACAATATCGTTTCTGTAACCGTTTATAAATATAAAGATATAGTAGACCACTCAAAGCATTTATTCTGGTGGGGAAGAAAAGCCAAGAGATGTTTTTTGAAATCAAAGGAGATTATGTTATGATAAGAGTTGGCGATATAATACCAGATATAAAAACTATGCACAAAGATAGTGCAGCCACAAACTGGTATTCTACACACGAATTATTTAAAGATAAAAAGATATTACTAATAGGATTGCCTGGTGTATTTCTAGTTGAGTATGCAGCCACACATTTAAAAGCATACGACTTCTATTACAGCAAGATAAGAGAACTAGGTATTGATGAAGTATATTTTACAAGTGTTGATAATTGTTACGTACAAAACGCATATCACAAATCAGAAAATTTATCGTACTTAAAAAACTTACCTGATCCTAATGGTGATTGGGCCACGTCTATAGGTATGTTAGAAAGTATGAGTAAAGAAGGATTAGGAAATTGTAGTCATAGATACGCTATGATTATAGACAATCTAATTATGAAACATTGTAAGTATGAAGACTTTACACACAATCCTATGACGTGTTTTCAAGTATCAGACGCTGATACAATGATTAAGTATTTAGAAATTATACAAACAAATTATGAAAGGTTTAATGATGACGCCAGAGATAAGGTTGACGTCCTTGGAAGAAACAAGATCAGCACCGTATTGTCGTGAGCTAAAAACTCTTTGGTACGATAGAGAATATCTATTAAATCATTTAGAGAATATAGACGAGAATAATTGGTATCTGTTTGATTGTGGTCATATAAGATGGACTGTACAAGAGGCATTTAATGCTAGACGAGAATGTAAAAACTATCCTTTTAGTGAGTTTCATTATGAGTTGATAAATCTTTTTACACCTGCAATATCTTTTGATACTGTATTGTACACACAGACAGCAATAGGTGGTGCACCACCACACCAAGATAGAAACAGACCTACTGCTTTAAACTTTGCAATAAGAGGTGAGTTTAGTGATACAAGTCCTCAAGTCTTCTATGATAGTTTTGATAGAAGTACAGAAAAGTATAGAATGACATATGAGAAAAATGATATAACAAATGAATTTGCACCTTGGATATTTAAAGGTCCTGAAATACATGGTGTAGAAAACAAAACAGAAAAAAATAGAATTATTATAACTTGTGCTTGGCGACATAATAGTTATGAAGATATAGAAAAAAGATTACTAGATGGTACATTAGTAAACTGGGAACAGAATGAGAAAAACAAAAGGATAAAATTTGTATGAGTAGTGTAGATAGAACTAATAAAGCACTTCAAAGACTTTCATTTATGGGTGATTGGTTGCAAATGAAACAAAAGATTGACACTAAACAGATAATGAAAGACATTGATGGATTTAAACATCATTGGAAACCTTACAATTTAAGAAACCCAAATAACAGGTGGGGTTTGAGTATAACAAGTTTAGATGGTAAGTTAAGTGGTATACCTGATTTAGATAGTTTACTACAATACAATAAGATACATGGCACTAGTATTACAAATCATCATATCAAAGAATACACCGAGGTATACAAACAGTCTGAAGAAATACAGAAACTCATTGAACCATGGAAACCTTGGTTAGGAAGATGTCACTTTCTAAAACTAAACACAGGTGGATATTTTCCTGAACATTATGATATAAACAAAATAGAATATGGTTATGAAGAAATAAGATTGATTGCGTTTATTAATAATTGTAATAAAAAAGATTTAAAGTTTATATATGAAGATACGGTACGAGATGTAGAAGATGGCACCTTGTATTACTTCAATGCAAACAAAAGACATTCCGTATTCAGTACTGCTGAAGATATAATTATGTGTGTATTTTGTTTAAAGTTTAATGATGAATTATTTAAAACACTAATAGAACAATATAGGTTTGCATAATGTGGTATCATAAAAAATTTAAATTACAATACGACACTAACGTTTTCAATGAGATAATTGAATATGCTGAAAGAGCAACATGGAGACAAGGGTACGATCAAAATGGTTTACTTTGGAATGTTGAAGAACTACCTTTAAACCCTAAACAGTTTCCTATACTAAATGAATTGTATGAAGGTTTAAATACAGAATTTAAAAGACCATCATTTTTTATTAGTAATGTGAAACCTGGTGGGTTAGTAAACCATATTGACCACAACAAGTGGGGTAATCTAGGTATACCTTTGAAAGGTGATTTTGAAAATACACCTCAATACTTCTACGATCAATTTAATCATCCAGTAGAGTCATTCGTAGTTGATAGTCCTGTTATATTCAATACACGTATGTTACACGCTGTACCTAGACAGATAACTGATACAGGACCTAGATGGGTATTGATGATGGATTTATTTGAGTGGGTTGATAAGTTGTTTGCAAAGATTGACAACAAAACTATATGGACAGACACAAAGAATTTTAAAAATGCGTAACTTCTATTTTCTACAGATACCTCTAGGTACAGACGCAGCCTATCTACCACAAGCAGTAGGTACGATCTGGTCTTATTGTAATCAGTTTGAAGAAGTACGAAAGAGATATAAACTTGCAGGTGTATGGTGGAACAAAGAGATTGATATAGTTGATCCTGATTTTATAGCTGCAAGTTGTTATATGTGGAACTGGAAACAAACATATGACGTATTAAAAGAGGTTAAGAAAAAGTATCCTAAATGTAAAATAGTTGTAGGTGGACCTGAACCACAATATACATCTGAATGGTGTAGAAAACATCCTGAAGTTGACGCTGTGTTAGCATACTATGGTGAAGAAACAATGAGAAGATTATTAGTAGATGATGATCTCAACATACCAGGTGTTGTTACAAAAGATTTTAACAATGCACCTGAGGCAGAATATGCCGACCCTAAAATGATACCTAGTCCTTATCTTAATGGTTTCTTTGATAGTTTACTAGAAGGTAACAATCAAAAAGTCAGAGCAGTATTTGAAGGCAATAGAGGTTGTCCTTATACTTGTTCTTTCTGTGATATAGGTCATAAGAAATATACAAAGATACAAATGTTTGAAACAGAAAAATGTTTGAAAGAATTAAAATGGATGTGTGATAGAAATATAAGTGCTATTGATGTTGCAGACTCTAACTTTGGTATATTTCCTAGAGATGAAAAACTTGTAGATTTTGTAGTAGAACAAAAGAAGGCAGGTAACTTTAATGGTAGATTTATGCCTACGTGGGCAAAGACACATGGTGAAAAGATAATGAGGTTAGCAAAGAAATTGCAAGACGCAAATGTAGATGACACTTTTGGTTTTAGTTTACAATCTACAAATCCTGAAACTTTAGATAATGTCAATAGAAGAAATGCGTTTGATATTAAGAGTTTCAAACCTATCATAAAAGATTTAAAAGACAAAGGTGTTTCATCATATACAGAATTAATCTTTCCTCTACCTGGCGATAGTTTAGAAACATTTAAATATGGTCTACATGAAATAATTGACATGCCTGCACCATTTGATATGATACAGATTAATACGTTAAGTAGATTAAGTAATACAGAATTTAACACAGGTTTTCCTGAAATGATATGGCAAAATATTAAAGGTACTGCAAAGCCATATAACAATGATGTAATAGATGAGATTGCTGTTGCAACAGATAAGATGACAAGAGATCAAGTCTTTGAAGGTTTCTTTTATAGTAGAAGTTTCTTAATACCAATGTACTGGTATGGTCTAACAAAATATCATGCTGATTGTTATTATGAAATTAATGGTAATAGGAGTGAATTATTTAAAGACATATATTCAAAACTATTTAAGAATAAAACATTTATGAAACACAAACTAGATGTTAGAGAACATTATTTTAAAGCACTTAATGAGTACAAAGACATTGGATATAAGATACTTAATAAAGATATAAATTATTATACAGATACAGCTTATTCTCACTTGTTCTATACCGAGAATAATATATTTGATGTGTTCAAAGAAATGTATCCAGAATATGATGAGATTATTGATCGCAACAAAAAAGATTTCAGACCTATTGACGATAAAATGGAATGGCTCAGAGATATACACGTTAGAGGTAGATTTAGTGAGTCTTGGAGAATAAAATGATAAACAAATTAATATGGAATAAAGTAGAAGAATTATTTTACTGGAACATATCAGTAGATAGCCCTATCAATCAATTACCTTTTACAATGGATTTTATTCTTGCTTGTCAAAAAGAATTTTCTATGACAGTAAGAGATAAAGAATATCCTATACATCTAGGTGGTATAATGGATTGGCATGATAAAACAATGGGCGATTTCGTAAAAGAAATAGATAAACAATATCAAAGTAATTACTTTGTAGCAGAAAATGGTACAAGTACAACAGGTGTCGTAGGTGAAATAAAAGATGTAAACGATAAACCTATTACTAACAAATGGAATATAAGAGGTGACGCTCTTGTTAAAAGATTACAAGCAATGCAAAAAGAAAGACCTAATCTAACAATATTAGATATGGGTTGTGGTGTAAACGAATATAAGAAACACTTAAACAATGTTACAGGTGTTGACCCTTACAGAAAAGAAGCAGATATATTATGTAGTCAAGCAGATTTTAAACCTGCTAACGATATAAAATGGGACGTAATTATATGTTTTGGTCCTCAAAACTGGTATACGTATGATGAACAATATAGAAACTTTATGACGTTAAAGAATTGTTTAGCACCTAGTGGTTTACTATTATGGTCACATGTTCATAATTACTATAAAGTATTTCAACCAGATCACCCACATGGTCACACTTGGATACATGGCGATTTAGAACATGCACAAAAGAATAGTGCATTTTACTTCTATGATAGAAACTGGAAGTACACATGGTACTTTAACTGGACTGAACACGCTGTAAATACACTTGCAGGTCATGTAGGTTTAAAAATAAACAAAGTTGATTATGACCATTGTAATTTATACAGACCACCTATGTACAGAATATTTACGGAGATGACACATGGTTGAACAAGGTAACTTCTTTGTCAAATGTCATAACATTTATTATAATCAACAATGGTTGATAGATGTATTAGATAGTTTGAAACCTAGTGATTGGGTTGATGGTACAAGTGTAACTGGTGTAACGTGGACTGTTAATGAGTGTAGAAATATACCATACGAGAATATGTGGAAAGATATTGTAGAAAATAGCACCTTAGATTTTGTAGGTAGTAGTGAAAGAGGAGTTGAGAAAAAGAAACCTTGGTGTTTCTTTTCTAAATTACCACCAGGTGGTATCAATTTACATTATGACCATAGACGTTGGGGTGCTGTATTGTTTCCTGTAAAAGGTAAGTTTCATCTAACGCCTCAAATATTTGCAACAGAAAACTATACAGAAATAGAAAGATTTAACTTTGAGAAAAGTAAGATACATGATAATGGTACGCCTGTATTTTTTGATAGCAGAGTTTTACATGCTGTACCTACACCTATAGATGATGAAGAGGAACGTGTAGTGTTTTCTGTAAACATACACACACATCCTACAGAAATGTACGAAAGAGCAAAGAACGGTACATGGTTAAGTAAGAATACAGAAAACATAGGAGTATCAAATGACTGATTTTTATTCTGTAGAAGCCAAGACACTAAAGTTTGATAAAGAGATGATAGTAGATTTTTATAATACTATAGATCAAACAAAGTGGGTACATAGACAAGATAAGTTACCACAATACTGGCCTATAGATGAGAACAATACGTTTGATCGTAACCATGAATTTTACAAACATCTAATAAACAATATTAATGTTGATGTAGATGAGAAAAGAATATATTTTAGTAGAATACACCCTGGTGGTATACCTAATCATTGGGACTTTGAGAACTTTACTAAATTACAATTTCCTGTTATATGTGATGAACCTGATAACGATTGGTCTAAAACACCTATCTTAATGATAGATCAATTTGACCAAATAGTAGAAAGGGTAGAACATACAAATGATACGCCTATAATTTATAGTGCGAATTACATGCACGGAACTGCTAAATCATTGAAAAATAAAAACGATAGAATAACTTTAGTAGTAGATTTAAAGTTTTGGTTTGAGAGAGTAAAAATTAAATACTACGAAAATACATTATTCACAAATAATAAAGCATTTTGGAGCATGGCATGAACAGGTGGGATATAACTGTTAAACAAAGTAATTATGATTTCAATCCTTTTAGAGAAAGCGATCATGGTAAATACTTTAAAACAGTTACAAACATTTACGAGGACTGGTCAAAGGAGTTAGAATATGCAAACAAGCAACAGTATGATTTCTATTGGCCTAGTCCTGTAAAACCAGGTGGCGATCATTTTGATTATGAGTATGAAAATAAACTAGTAGAAGATTGGGGTATACCTAAAGACTTTGTAATCTACAGAATGTGGACTGCAACAAAGAAAGAGTGTCCTATATTATGTGGTCTAGCAGACAAGTTAGGTTTAGAAGACGCACAAGTTAATATACAAACTCAAACTACTGGTATGATGTTACATTTACATATAGACAGTTTAACAGGTTTAAGAAAAGAAAGAAAAGATCAATCATCAAGCAGAGCAAGTGATCCTGAATGGGGTAGAGTTTTTGTTATGTTAGAAGATTGGAAACCAGGACATATTATTCAATTCGGTAATACATATGTACCACCATGGAAAGCAGGTGATGTAGTATGGTTTGATTGGGCAAACATTCCTCATAGTACTGCAAACACAGGACCATGGCCTAGAACTATTGCCAAGATAACTGGCAAACAAACAGAAAAGTATAAAAAATTATTATGAATATAACGCCTCTATTTGCTATTGCAATATTATTACCTAGTATTACAAGTAATCAAAGAATACAATATGGCATACCATTATCTTTAATGTTATTTAAAGATGTATTTTTAGGTTTTCATGGCCTAATGATACCTGTCTATGGTTGTATGTTGATTTTCGTGCTACTAGGCAGACATATAAGTAATAGTATAACAGCAACGTTTGTAGGCGTTTTGATTTGGCATGTTGTTGTTAACTTCGCTGTATGGTACTCATACGGTGGCAATTTATTACAAACTTACATACAAGCAATACCTTTTGATTTTAATCTTTTGGTATCAAGTTTGATATGTGTTATGATAGGAAAATTATGTATAAAATATTACTCACATTATTTGTATTACTAATTAGTTTTACAAGCGCTAAAGCAGATGACTGTAGAGGTGATAGGCCACAATATGATGACGATGGCACTATGATTATCTATATCTGTAAATCATTTATTAGAAACTCAAGCGATCTAACTCATAAAACATATTCATATGAAGTAGTATCAGCAGACAAAGACGAACTGCAAAAAGTATCTTCTTTGAACGTTGTACAATCTGGTCCTGATGGTCAGTTAACTTCTACATTTATGAGAGGTACAAATTCAAACCATACCCTTATTACACTTAATGGTATCGCTATACAAGATCACTCAACACCGAATGGTACTGAAGACTTATTTGCACACAGTTTTTTAGGTGTAGATAGAGTTGAAGTAATCAAAGGACCTATGGGTAGTATCTATGGACCTAATGCAATAGGTGGTGTTATCAATATGGTTACACAGGCAAATGGTCTAAACTATATTGAGTTATCAGGTGGTAGTTTTGGTCAGAAAACACAAGTAATAAAACTTGGTAAAGCAGATTACTCAAAAGGTTTTATTATAGACTTTAGAGTAGAGAATGAAACTGCTGATGGTATATCTGTAGTAGATGGTACAGAAAAAGATGGTATCGCTGATAGAAACTATATCTTTCAAGTAGAGAAGTTTCTAGGCAAATGGATGTTAAAGTCAAATATAATTCAAACTGTAAACAAATCTGATTTAGATAAATCTACAGACTATACTGACTATACATCTAAATGGCAATTCAATAATCAATACATCTCTTTACAAAGTAAAGATACCGAGTTTTCTTTTCAGAAATCAAAACATAAAAGAACATATGACGATAAAGGTACAAAAGATATTTACAATTCAGACCAAGAAACATTTATCGCTAGTCATACATTTCATCCAGAGAAAACAATATCTTTGACTACAGGATTTGAACACAATCTACAAGAAATAGATTTTGATACTAACATTGCAGGTTACGATTCAAACGTAGATAAAGAAAGACACAATCATGGTTACTATGTTAATTTTGATAAACAACTTGATAGTGGTGTCTTCTTTCATAGTGGTGTTAGATACGATACACCAGATACATTTGACAATCAAACTACAGGCAGAATTGCTGTAGAAAAGAATGGTGTACATTTAAGTTACTCTACAGGTTACAAAGCACCTACAGTTTACGAGATGTATGGTAAAAACAATTATGGGTTTTTAGGTAACAGTAATTTGATACCTGAAAAATCAAAGACATGGGAAATAGGTTACAAATCAGATGGACATAAGTTAGTTTATTTTGAATCAGAAATAGATAATCTTTTAAAGTACGATACAAACACTTATGTTAACGATACTAAACAAAGTAAACAACATGGTGTAGAATTAAACAATACATTTACATATGGTAAGATACAATTGAATAATAGTTTATCTTATACAGTATCAAAAGATGGTGACGATAAAGACATGTTAAGAAGACCTAACTGGCAGAATACATCAACAGTATATTATGATAACTTCTATGTTGACTTTAATTACTTTGGCAAACACAAAGACATTGACGCTTCAACATATGCAAGAAAAGATATGCCTGCTGTTGAAACATTTGATATAGGTTACAACATTGATGTTGACGATACTACTTTCTTTTGGAGTATAAACAACGTCTTTGATAAGTCTTACGAAAGACCAGACGGTTACAATCAATACGATAGAACTTTTAATCTAGGCTTTAGAAAATACTTTTAATGTTTGATACAATATTTTGGGCTGTCATAGGCACTTTAAGTGGTGTTATATTTGGTGTGATACCAGGTGCAGGACCTTTTGTTGCAACGGCAACTCTATATCCTTTCTTAACGCATATAGAACCTGTCAATGTTATGATGTATTACATAACAGTTTTGATTGCAACTAATTATACAAATAGTGTAACTGCTATTCTGTATGGTATACCTGGTGACGCTACAGCGATGAGTACTGCAAGAAATGGTCATAGATTATTCTTAAAAGGTTTTGGCAATCTAGCAGTTGCTTCTAACGCTGTAAGTAGTACAGTAGGAGTTATATTTGCTTTTACTATTTTTATTCTAGTATTGCCTTATATTATAGAAGTCTTTAGATTTTATAATAGTGTATTACAGACAGTTATTGTTGCAGCTGCAATTATAATGATTACACTATTGACAAAACAGAATAAATTGTTTACAATAGTACTGTTTTTATTTGGAGGCATGATTGCAAAAATAGGTATAGACCCTATCACATTTGACAGTTTTCTGACTTTCAATAACTCATATCTCGCAATTGGGATACCTTTTGCAAGTGTGATGATAGGATTATACATAGTGCCAGAACTAACAAAGTTAAATAATTTCAAAGTAGGCGTACCTAAACGTATAAATACTTTTACAGTTGGTAAAGATACTACCACCCCTACACTTATAGGAAGTTTCGTAGGATTCTGGTGTGGTATGATACCAGGTGTAACAAACATTCTTGGCAGTTATGCAAGTGCAAATATTGTTAAAAGGTTTTTCAGAAAACCTGTACTTAAAAGCATAGCAGCCGCAGAGGCAGCAAATAATAGTGGCGCATTATCATCACTATTGCCTTTGCTTATACTAGCGATACCCATAACGGGAAGTGAAGTTTTGATTTATTATATTATGTTAGAAGATGGTTTCGTTTTCAACGCTCAAAATACAGTCAAACATTTAGAAAGTATAATTTATATTATACCATTTGTGACTGCCTTTTGTTTGTGGTTAAGCTGGTACGGTTTCAATCTGTTAGGTAAGATTGCATATTACTATAAAAAACATAGAAATGTAGCAAACATCTTACTTCTCTCAATAATTAGCATTGCAAGTATATCAATATTCGCCATACGTGAATGGATGATTATCTGTATATTTGTTTTGTCTATAATCGGTTTCTTAATTAGACGCTGGGACACTAGTCCTATAATTTACGGATACTTTCTGAGCGATCTTTTTTATGAAAATTTAATTAGAACATTAATAATCTTATAGGAGATAAAATGAAAAAAATAATGTTAATAATAATGAGTATGTTATTCAGTACAATGGCATACGCACAAGTGCAAATTATCAATCCAGGTTCACAAGAAGGTGTCTTCAGACAAATTCTTTCTACAATAGGTGATACAACTGACCATAACTTTGTTCAGGCAGACAATCCAGTTACTGCATACACTTATATAGAAGGTGCTGAAGGTGGCACAGAACCTATCTTAACGATATGGTCTAGTGAATGGCCAGGTGACGATAGTTTAAAAAGTCCGAAAGTATCTAAAGAAAACATTGTAGCTTTAATGACATATGAAACTCTTATGTGTAGTAGAGCATACAATTCACTTGAAGATATGAGTGGACAAACTGTTAAGATTGCGACATGGGGATCAGAACCAGTTGCAAAATTCTTAAAAAATTTAGGTGCAAAATATGATGTAAATTTTGTAGTTGTACCTTATTCTGGCAGCGGAAGTACTACTAAAGGTTATGTTGGCAAAGACGCCGATACTGTCTTTACAATTACTTCACGTCAAGCCGCATTAGAGGAAGATGGATCTAAATGTATTGCCTTTTCAGAAAAAGGTGATTTAGGTTTTAGATTTGTTGACGCAATCATCACCATTAATGCTAACTACGCCTTAACAAATGATTTACGTTCTACTGTTACTAACCTCTCTACTACTACCGAGTGGAATAGTAAATTCAAAGGCTCTGTAACTTATGTTGGAAATGGTTCTAATCAAACTATAGAAATGTTTGAAGAGGCTGTTGCTAACTTTAGTAAGTAATACAATTATGTAAGAGCTGGTTGGCATCCTTATAGTTGTCAAACAGCTCTTGCTGATCTCTTCCAGTAATATTTAAATTCACACTAAACTTCTTATTTTGTAGATTTTGAAATTCAGGTATATTCATACCTATTTTTATACTATCGTTTAAATAATTTAAATACTTATCAACAACTTCTATATTTTTTATATCTTTTACTACACCAGGTTTCAATTGTGTACAACCCCATAGTAAATGGTTTGTAATCTCTGGTTCTTTTTCGTTACCTATATTGTTAAATATATTATTGCCAGGTAACTTATCTAATATATTAATAAACTGACCTATACGTGTATTAAAGTCTATTGCAATTAATTTATTGCCTGATATATGAAAGTCAGGTCCTGCAAAGTACATATCTTTTACTTTTAATTTATCAACTATAGTCTGTACGAAACCATACATTATTTTATGTTGTTCTTCATCTACTTCACTAACAGGTATAGACCATACTGCCATATCTTTTGCAATATCACTTTTCTTACTGATTGAATGTTGTTCTATAGGATTTTTATGAAAGTCTAATATATCGCCATACTTTACTTTAGCATTTCTTACATAGAATAAGCAATCTACTTTACCATCTTTAACATGACCATAAGGTGCAATAGATGGTTCTTCAGACCAATAATATTTCTGTGCCATAATCTTACAAGGTACATTATTAAAATTTTCATTCTGTATACCTTTTTTGTTTATCTCAAAAAATTTATTATTGTGTTCTAGTTTAGTTAGATGATCTAAAAAATGATGTTTATTATTCCATCTTCTATATTCTATAGTAGGTACATTTTGTTCAGATTTAGGATAGAAAGAATTACTGCCTGTACCTATATCTGGTTTTGTAAAAAACTCATCGCCATCAAATACATCTAGTTGACTATGAAAGGTAGGTGTTATACTTCTAGGTACATTATGACCTAGACCTATTGTTCTACAGAAATCATCCATCTTTTGTTTATTTGCAAAGACTTCAGCTGCAAAGGCAGACAAATTTTGTATGCCGTAATAACTTTCTAATTGTGCTTGTATAGGAAATAAATTTTCTGATACACAATATACTTTATCACAAGATAAAATCTTTTGTGTTATCTCTATTATATCAAACTTCTTTGATACAACTAAATCGTCTATGTGTTCTATGAAAGGTTTGTAGCGATCGCCTGATTTGTTAGGCACCACATCACAAACCAATGTGATGTGGTTATTTAAATTCGCTGTGATAAGTCCTTCGGACTTGTTAAGACTTCTTTTATGTGATAATATAATTACATTCATTCATAATATATATGGTTGAATTAAGCTTCTTGTGCTGAATCAAAATCGTATTCTTCACTAGATTCAATTTTCATTTCTTGTTCTTCAATCAGATTGTCAATATCACCTAATTCTTTTCTTTTCGTACTCCATATATCGTAATCATCAGCACTAGCAAATTCTCTTACTACAATAACGTGTTTTCTGTCATTGCCCATAAAACCTAATTTACCAGTACAATGTGTATCATCATTTTCAATATGAGCATTTAATTTCGCTGTATCAACTTCTACTGAAGATGAGTGATTGAAAAAATCCTCAACAGTTTCAAATGATCTGTCTTTGTCTGTATTTGTTAGTTGCCATTTTTTTATAACTTTTGTCATTAGTTAAACTCCTCATCTTGGTGTCTTTGTTCCCACAATTCTGTATCTATTGGAGGTATTGTTTCAACATTAGTGCCTGGTTGAACATTTATAAATTCGCCTTCTTCTTCCGATACATGAAAATCTACATTTGGTAGTAATGCTCTAACTCTTTTCCACTCATTATATTCATTAATAGTTTTAAATCTTCTACATGTAATAACGGTTTGTCTATCTGTAAGTAGATATGAGTCAAATGCCTCTACGTTTTTAAGATTATTATCTTTATGTTTTTTTATATCTTCAGCGTCTATAGCTCCTGTGTAAAGACTATCAAAAAAGTCTTCTGGATTTTGAAAAGTCTGTGTAGGAACAGCAGTATTTCTGTATCTCCATTGTGTATCTATAGTCATTTTTTTACCTTCTTTAGAATAATACTATTATTTATACGTATAAATAATACTATGGCAGCAACAGCTAATTATAACATAGACCAAGGTACAACTTTCAGTTCAACTGTAACCGTAAAAGATAACAGCGGAGATCCGTTAGATTTAACGGGTTATACGGCAACTGCAAAAATGGCTTTGGGATATAGTTCTACAAGAACGAGAACAGATTTAACTATTGTGTTTGATAGTGATAGAACATCAGGAAATGTTACAATGTCATTAACTGCAACACAAACGGCTGCTTTAGAAGCGCCTGCAAGATATGTTTATGATTTAGACATAACAGATTCTTCAGGAACAGTAACAAGAATAATTGAAGGTCTAATTACAACTAGACCTAACGTATAATAACAAGGAGAAATATAACATGAGTAGTGAAAATATCAACTCAACAACGGCACCTGCGACAGAACCAACTTTTACTATAGACGGAAAAGACTATAAAAAAAGTGAATTGTCAACTAAAACTTACAATTCTATTATAGTAAGACAAGATTTGCAAGCAACTAAAATCAAACTTTCTTTAGAGTTAGAAAAGATTGCAATTCTTCAAGCTCACTATGATAATGCTATCGCAAATGAATTAGGTATAGAAATTAAAAAACCTGAAACTAATTCATCTACAACTGGCGCTGATACTGATAAAAAGTAGTTGAATAATACATTATTGTACTTGATTTAGATACCTTATTATTATAAATATTGTTATAACAACACAGTATTAACAGGTAGAAATGTCAAACAATATTACTGCAACGTATAGTACAGGTACTAATACAACTGCTACAATTAATAATAATACTACAGGACCGAAAAACGTTTCTGTAACTTCACCATCGGTCGCTCAATTACAAAGTAACGTTAATAAACTTACTGGATTGAGTGATGTAAATGCGGCTACGCTAGACGATGGTGCAATGATTCAATATGATGATACTAGTAAAAAATTTGTAACGAGAACTGAAATAAAAACTGAAAGTGGTAATTTAATATTAAACGGTGGCACATTTTAATAGGGAGAATTAAATGGCAACAATTATAAAGATTAAACGAACCACAGGGTCATCGGCACCCTCAGGTCTTGAGCAAGGGGAACTTGCTTACGTTTACGATACATCAGCAGCCAGTACAGGCGCTGGTGGTAATGGTCTACGATTATTCATTGGAGATCATACATCAACATCAAACGCCGCAATAGAAATTGGTGGTCAATATTATAAACTTTTATTAGATCACGCACATGGTACACTAACAGCTTCATCTGCTTTAATAGTAGATTCAAATAAAGCAATAGACGAATTATTAATAGGTAATTCTGCTACAGTTGGTGGTACAATAAAATTCAACGAAGGTACTAATAACGGTACACACTTCATAGCACTTAAATCTCCCAATAGTGTTGCAAGTAGTGTTACGTTTACTTTACCTAGTACAGACGGTTCTAGTGGTCACTTATTAACTACAGACGGTTCTGGTAACCTATCATTCGCTGCCCCAGCTTCAAGTAACTTTACACTTGCTGCTGATAGTGGTTCAAACGATACATTTACTACAGGTCAAACTTT